CTTCAGGGTACCGCCAGACAACCGCTTTGCGTTTGTGGAGGTGGATTGCGTATTCGACTTGGTTGGTTTGCATGATTTGTTATCCTCAGTTTGTGTTGTTTCTCGCGAGCACGCGCCCGCGAGCCTCTTAAATGCGCTTTTATTGGGCACTTTGCAAGCTTATTTAATAAAGCGTCCGATAAGTTGTTGTTTTAATACGGAGTTTTTAGTGGTTGTTTTTCAGATTTCATTGCCATTTGAACCGCGCGGAAAAGGGCGTCCACGGCTTGCCAGGCGTGGTCGGCACACAGTCGCATACACCCCAGCAACAACAGCAAATTGGGAGAAAGCAGCAGCGCTATTGATCCGTCCAAAGTGGGCGAGAAAGCCCCTGGATCAGCCAATCCGGTTGATTGTTGACGCGGTGAAAACCAGGCCAAAACGCCTGTACGCCAAAAAGCACCCTGACGGAGAAATGTGGCGACCGCACAAACCGGACGCGGACAATGTGGCCAAGATCGTAATGGACACCCTTGAGCGGGCTGGTGTGGTCACAAATGACATCATTGTTTGCGAGTTGATTTGTCGCTCACTTTACGCAAAGCGCAACGCTGGACCCGTTGTCAGAATCCGTATTGAGATGCTTGGTGAGAGAACTTGCGGTCAAAGTCAAAAAACGGCATGAGTTACTGGGATCCGCACCCTTCAAAGCGGATGACTCCAAAGGCTTGTCGGCCTTGCCTCCAGGGTAGCTCCCTGGAGGTTCTGGGGTCAAAAGGAGTCAAACATGAACAAACGATGGCAGCCTGTTCCGATGGCTGTGGCTGCTGAAGCACTGAAATGTAGTTGGAGCAAAGACAACCCCGCTCCGAAGCCGATGGGGTACTTGTGGTGTTGGTGCCTCCTCGAACAGGGCGCGGTGATCACCCGTAGAGAACTGGCCAAAACTGCCGGATGGAGTGAGTGGAAAGCTCGAAATGTGTTGGACGAGGTGACCGCTGATTTCAACGAGTGGAAACACGGCCCACCAAAAACCGCCCAAGATTCACCAAAAACCGCCCAAGACACACCAGTGAAATCAAGCGGTTACGAACTGCTACCGCCCAAGGTAACCGCCCCTCACGCGCGGGTACCTATTAAAAAACAAAAACAGGTAACAACTACAAACAACAGCAGGGACAAAATCGATGAGCACATCGATGAGGTGTGGTCATTTTTGAAACGCCTGAGACCTGGTGATTTTCGTTTGACCTCGCGAACCCGGAAAAGTATGCGCTCTCGCATCAAAGACACCTCGCCTGATGAAGTGAAAAAGGTGTTCGATTGGTGGCAAAATGCCAGCCATCCAAGAGCAGTATGGCTGAGAAAGCAGGAATTTGGAATCAGCACCATTTTGAGTGAGGAGAACTTTTTTGAGTATTTGAAGTTTGCAAACCAGCCAAAGCAGCAACAGCAGGTCGATCCGACTGATCCGTTCGCCGCTTTGGCGCTCGCCAGGCAGTACAGACAGCAAGGAGGCACAAGTGACTGAGGCACAGATTGAGGTAGTTTTTCAAAAGTTGTTGGGATTGGGGTGCAGGCCACCCAAGCAGATGAGCACCCCTCAAGGGCTCAGATTTGCCGTTCAGACCTGGGCTGAGGTGTTGGCGGATGTTCACCCTCAAGACCTCTCAAACGCGGTTCTGAGATACGCCAGGGGGAGCGAAAGCGTATGGTGGCCCACACCAGGTGTACTCATTGCGCTCATTGAGCAGGGTGAGCGCGACCCAATGGACAACGCGGATGAGATGTGGGGGATGCTGCTGACCCAGGTCGCCAGGCGAGGCAGGTACAACGCACCAACGCCCGAGCAGCCACTCCACCAAGACTCAGCAATCAACTCAAAATTGCTTGCCGGGGTGGAGGCTTGTGGTGGGTGGAATGCGCTGTGCTTGAGCACCCAAGCGGAAAACATGGCTAACCGTGCCGCGTTCAGGTCCGCGTATCAGGCCAAAGGTGAGTCCATGCACACTCAGCAGCAGATCCAGGCTACGAATCGGCTCTTGCGACAGGAGCACAAAATTGCTATTCCTGAGGCAGATTACACCAAGGAGCCTAATGATGGAGCTAGTGACTACACAGATCGAAAAACTTGAGTTTGACCCCGCAAACCCGCGAAATCATTCAGAAAAAAACCTGAACGCGATACGGGCTTCCATCGAGGAGCACGGGCAAGTTGAGCCCCTGATCGTCCACAAAAAAAACAATGTGGTGATCGGGGGTAATGCTCGTTTGGCAGTGATGAAAGATTTGGGCTACACCGAGGTGCAGACCGTTCTTCTGGATTGTGATGACGACCAGGCGCGGAAGCTGAGTATCGTGCTCAACAGGACTGGCGAGCTAGCTGGCTGGAACACAGATGCGCTCGCTGCTCACTTGCTGCAGCTTGGCATGGACGGCGAGTTCAACCCCGAAAGCTTGGGGTTCAGCGCTCAAGAGCTTGAGTCGATTTTGGCTGAGTTTGATGAGGCTGTTGAGTCAATAGACATCGATGAACCTGGTGAGAGGCCGATACCGACAGCGCCTGATTACGATGATTCTGGCAACGATGGCCCAGGTCAAAACATCAAACAAGTCACTTTGTTTTTTAATGATGATACACACAGTCAGGTTGTGGCGTGGGCTCGATTGTTGGCCAAGCACTTTGGTACAAAAACAATGACGGACACAGTGTATCAATCGATCCAGGAGCTGGTAGCAAATCTGGAGCTGGAATGAGGCTCGTAGTTAGGACCAAAGTGCCATCACAGCAGGTAGCAGCTTGGAAAGGCAGGCACCCAACGAAGGATCATTTCGATGTAGTCATTGATGGGAACACCAAGGTGTTCGGCCCTGACGGAAAGCTGTTGCTACAACTCATCAGGAATGAGCTTGACCCACAAACCGTAGAAGCCTCTTACCCTGCGTTCAAGTGGATGAAGCGCTTTAAAACTGACATGAGGGGTATGTATTCGGGCGCTGTAGCAATGGGTCGATGGAAGCTCAAAGACGGAACCTATACCAAGTCCAAAAAAATGAGAAAGCCTGTGGATGAAAATGGCTACAAGGTGAACATCCCAAGCGCTATAGGTGGCTACATTGAAGCTCAACGCGGCAGGTATCCGTTCTGTCGCGCTACGCTTGTGACGCGAGATTACCCGGAGGAGTGGGCATCGATGCAGGGTTTACTTCGTACCAGCGCTGCAGCCTATCAACGGCACGCGCCGGAGCATTATCAAAGACAGATGGAATACGTAAAAAAGACGCATTCTGACTGGGTAATCAACGATACGCCTTTCACAACTGTTACAGTAAACAACCACATACCAGCAGCGTATCATCAAGATTCAGGAGATATAAAGGACGGTATGGGCTGTATGGCGGTGCTCAAGCAGGGCACGTATCGAGGGTTTGAGTTGGTGATTCCCGAGTACCGTGTCGCTGTTCGGATGGAGCATGCTGATTTGCTGCTCTTTGATCCGACAATCTGGCATGGAAACATGAAGCCGTTTGATGAATCAGATGATGCTGAGCGGATCAGTGTGGTGATGTATTACCGAAAAGGTATCACAGGCTGTGACACGCCTGCTAACGAGGTGCGTAAAGCTCAAGCCAGGGGAACGCTGTGATTGTGTTTGTTGTTGGTGCTCCAGGAGTTGGCAAGACTACCCTTTTGGAGGGGTTGCTTGACGGCTTTGATACGTTCATGCACCCAGCGCCGAAATGGACCCTTTCCCCACCTTTCGCCCTGGTCGGGCACTATGGCCAAACCTTTGGCGGAGGTGATACCCTTGGCTACACCCAAGGAAGCGAGGCAGTTGATTACATGTTCAACGCGCTCAAACCCAACAGGGATTATCAGTACTTTTTTCTTGATGGCGACCGCATGAGCAGTCAGGCCATTTTGGAGCAGGTTGAGAAGGCTGGTATCAGGCCCTATTGCCTGTTGCTCACAGCTACCGATCAAGCGCTCAAGCAGCGATGTAGCCAGCGTGGCTCCAATCAAAACCCGGTTTGGGCCAAAGGCAGGAAAACAAAAGCGCACAACTTCGCGGCAAAATTTCCACTCAGCAGGAAGCTCGAAATCGACACAACAGCGCTCTCTCCTGATATGGTGCGTTCAATGCTGCTCCAGTTCTTAGGCTATTGTGAGGCGTGTGAGAACGGCCCGTGCAACTGTGGTGACGAATGATTGTGGTAGCATTTTACCGAGCAACTGTGATCCAATAGACGTTTTCATCAGGAGCAATCAATGCCACTCGGACCAGCGAAAAAAATGTACGGCCTGAAAAAAAAGCAAAAACGAAAGGGTAAGAAGAAAAAATGAGCAGGCCATCAAAGCTGACAGACCAGGTGACTGAGCAGGTATGCAAAGCTGTAGCAATGGGTATGACTTTCGAGCTTGCCGCTCAATACGCTGGGATCAGCAAGACCACGTTTTTCCGCTGGATGCGGATAGGTGAGGAGTCGGATGAGGGGTCGCCTTTTTGGGAGTTTTGGCACTCAGTAAAAAGCGCTGAGTCCAAAGGTGCGTTGAATGCCCTGACCACAATCAACCGCGCGGCAGTCGACGGTAGCTGGCAAGCTGCAGCATGGCTATTGGAGCGGAGGCACAAATACCGCAAGGAAGCACCCGTTGAAGAGTTCGACACGGAGCAGCTTGAGGACGAGGCTACGCCGGAACAGGTGATTGCTGCAGTTGCTGAGCTACCTGAGCACATGATCCTCGCAGCGCTCAACAGGCGTGGAGTTGACCAGGCATGACCCTATTCGAGTTCGAAATCTTCACTGACAAGGGCACTCAACGCTACGCTCAATGGGCGCTGGATGCAGACCATGCCTTTGAGGTTTTGAACACGATCAACCCGGCATGCCTGGAGGGGTTCCGGCCTGAGTGTTTTGATGTGCTGTTTCAGCCCCTCTCACAGTTCGATGGGCCAGCCCTGGTGTACTGGCTTGAGGCAGGTGAGGGGTGAACTACAACCGCATGATTAGGGCTGCGAAAGCGTACTCATCCAACATGTTGATGAAATACGCAAAAGACCAGCCAGGGACCGGAGGCATGAGCCCAGGCCAAAAAAAGTTCCACGTAAGCAGTGAGCAACGGAGGCTGCTCATTGCCGGTAACCAGGTCGGGAAAACACGAGCCCTGGCGGCGGAATGCTGGTGGCACGCGCTCGCTGAACACCCGTTCAGAATGACCGCAACTGCGCCCAACTTGGGGTGGATCATGTGCGCGGACCTCAAAGGTGGCTGGACAAACTTCAGCGCCAAAATGCGAGAGGTGCAGCCGAAAGGGGTGCTACACCCGTCAACGATGTACGACAATGGCAGAGGGTACACCTGCCGTGGAATGAAAATGATACGGCTAAAAAACGGCTCACTGATTGTTGGTAAGTCCGGCTCGCAGGAGCAGATGGCTCTCGCTGGTGCTACCATTGATTGGCTCGCCATCGACGAGCTTCCAAAAATCGGTCATTTCGGGGAAGCCAGGTCGCGTGTAGCAGTGAATCAGGCCCCTGTATTCATGGCATTCACGCCAATAGGCAGGCCCGCAACCTGGCTGAGAGACTGGGTAGAGGGGAGCCCTGACACCGGTGACCCAGCCCATGAGGAATGGGACATCCACCGGATCAAGCTGAGCCCTGAAAACTGCCCTCACCGTGACCCTTCCAGCATTGAAAAGCAGATCAAAGGCTACGGCCCATGGGAGTACGCACAGCGTGTCGACGGTGCCTGGGAAGGCGTGACGACCGACAGGTGGATCTCGTTTAGCGAAGACAACATTTTTTCCGACCCTCCCATGGGTATTGAGACCTTGGGCTTGGGATGGGATCATGGTGAGCAGCCTG